ATTGATAGATTTAGAGGGAGAATTATTGCCAGATGAATTTGGAAAATGTGATAGAGAAATTAAATGTAAACACGCTAACTACCCTGATTACCAATGGTTTAAACTCAACCGTCCGCATATTTTAAAAGCAAAAAACGCAATAAAAATGGAAGCAAATTCGAACAAAAAAATGGTCTTTTTTGACCTAAATACTTATGAAAAATTTACAGCTTTAGAGAGGTTCTATGAGTGTGATTTTGTGCAATTCCTAAAAAAAATCTACGACAAAAAACAGATAGCCGAAGCGATAAAAAAATACAGGCTTGGTGCTATCGTGAATGGAAAATTTAAAGGGGGTATTTGTTTTCCTTACTTTAATTTTGAAGAAAATTTAAATGCCGTGCAAGTGGTGATGTATAATAGAGAAACTGGAAAGAGAATTAAAGAGCCGGGAAATCAAAATTTTCTCGATAATTTGATAATGGAACATTACCGTAATGAGGCCCCAGAATGGCTGAAAAAATATAAAGAAAACGAGACAAAAATCAATTGTTTTTTTGGGGAACATCTGATAAAAAAAGGCCACAAATTTGCCATAGTGGAGGCGCCAAAAACGGCGGTAATTGCATCGATTGAATATCCTGAATTTACATGGCTTGCGAGTTTTAACATGAGTGCAATGAATAGCAGGAAATTGGAGGTTTTTAAGAAGCTGGGCATTGATAAAATCTACCTTTTCCCTGATTGCGGGGGTGAGATCGCATGGAGGAGAAACGTCGAGTATTTCTCTCTAAACTACCCTATTTCTTTTGAATTTCCACAAAAATGGAAAAAAGACTTAACTCCTGAACAGATAGCCGATGGGGGTGATTTGGCTGATGCGATTATCAACAAGAAAAGTACAGAAAAGAAGGAGCCTCAAAAGTTGATGCAAGAAGTTGCAATTGAAACTGAACAGCAAAAGCAGCAGCTACTTAAAAGGGAGGACGTCAGTTATCTAAAGTGGTGGAATGAAAAAGTGATGATTTGTGAAGAATTCCTTGCCAACTTAAACGATGATTACGAGTTTTACCTTCCAACTGGCAAGGTGAATAGCGTAAAACAATTATTTGAAAGTCATTTGATGATTGTTAATGCAAATAAGGGAGTGAAGGTCTTCCAAATTTATTTAGACCGAATGCTTACGATAATCGAAACAGTCGAATCGTGGCAGAATAAAAAATGCAATTAAATTTGCAACTATGAGTGCTACTTTAAAAAGATACAAACGTCTGGCCAAATTTGCCGGAGTAACGCTTGAAGAAATTAGCAAAGTAACCGGCCTACATATTAGTCAGATTAGTAGGACACTAAACGGAAAGGTTGCCAGAGGTAGACATGAAGAGACGATAATAGCTGCAATTAAACAACTTGTAAAAATCAGGTCGCAAATACTTAAATAATATATGTTGTCTAGGTACGAATTTCCTTTGGAATCACTTCCATCGGATTTAGCAAAATCATTTGCTAATTTGCAGGATATCAACGGCATACACTGTGCCTACAGCTGCACGGCCTTTCTTGTCGCCTGCAGCGCGGCTATCGGAAGCCGTGTGAGTTTGAGGATTAACCAGGACAACTTCACGATGTTAAATTTGTACGCAATCCTGGTCGGCAAATCTGGCACCGGAAAGTCTCCTGCAATTAGAATGGTTTTAAAGCAATTACGGGAAATCGACCGCGAAATGCAAGAGAGAAATCGGCAACTCGCTTTGGAGTACATTGAGCAAAAAAAAAATAAAGGCGAAAAATTACCCTTACCGCCAATGGAACATTTAATCATGGATGACTTTACCCATGAGTCGCTTTTGTTTGAGTTGCAAAACAACCCTCACGGTCTTTTACTTAGTGTGGATGAGTACACTCAATTCGAATCTAATTTAGGAAGGTACACCGATGGAAGTCCGCTTAATCATTACATGACAATCTGGGATAATCACCCCGTGAAGGTCACTCGAAAGACTCAGGCTCCCATATACATATACAATCCCTTTCTTTCTTTCATTTCGACGAATCAACCATCGAGACTTAGGAAATCATTCTCTTCAAACACAGATAGTGGATTTTTTCAGCGATTTTTAATCGCTGAGCCAAAGGAAGAGATTCGGGTAGGGTTACCGGAAAAGCCGGCTGATACCTCTCTGATTTCGCAGGTAATTGAAGGGATTTATCGGTCGATTCCTATTAAATATGACGGAGAGAAAAGGGTGCCAAACGTTATCAAATTTACCAAGGAAGGTCTGGATGCATACAGGAATTTGATTTATGAGAATGTGACCGATGAAATTAAGGCCGATGAATATCTTTCGAGTGCACAAGGAAAGATGGCCAGAGCAGCGGCTCGGATATCTGCTATTTTATCTCTAATCCATAGCGGGTGGCTGAGTGACGTTGGAGCCACCTTTGTAGAAAAAGCTGCTGAAATTTATCAGTACTACATGGAACAGCACATTTACCTCTCTACCAGCGACAAATCACCGGCAAACGAGCTACCCTGGCAGCAGCTGGTAATTTACAAGGCCTTGCCCGATGAGTTTAGGAGACAAGAGGCTATCGATCTATGCATCAAGGAGAAGGTGAGCCCAAGAACACTCGCAAGGCTTTTAAACAACCGGAAAGTGATTAGTAAAGTTGGTAAAATTTTTAGAAAAAATTACATCTAAAAATTAGCCGGACTGCCTTAAATCCCCTTTTCAGAAAAAATTTTTGGCTATTTTTCTGCCAAGAGGAAAAAAATTATGGATTAGCCCTCACCACATACCCCGGCCAAGTGCCGGGGTTTTTTATTTTATCACATCGGCCAGCACGGCCGACTTAAATTCATCGAAAGAACGAACAACACGGTAATACACTCCCGAATCCCTGCAGTGAGTCTCAAAGGCCTTTTGTTTGTCAGTTTGCCGACCCTTTTCGGTCTTTAGCTCAAAAAAATAAGGCTTTCCATCCCAAATTATTAGCAAATCGGCAGCTCCCGGGTAAAGGCCTAAATTAAAGAGTTTACGTCCTTCCCTAGTGCCGTTTGGGATGTGCAAGATCATCCCACGAGGGATACTTCCTACCCGGCAGTACGTGTTATTAAACCAGAGTAAACACTGCTGCTGGAGTTTGTTTTCGGTCATATGACAAAGATACGGAAATCCATTTGGAAAAAATTTGGCACATTTGGCACTAAATTGGCACTTTTTTGGCACTTTTTTTTGAAGCTAAAATTTTGAAAGCCAGATAATTATCTGAATTTGTTGCCAAATTGCCAAATTTTTGGCCTTTTCTATAAAAAAGTGCCAAAGTGCCAAATCGCCCAAGAAATTATTAAATATATTAACTTTTTATTATATTAAATATATGTTATATATTAAAGATATGTTAGAAAATAAATTTTTTCCAATGAGATAAAAAAAATATAGAGAATAAAAGATTTTTATCCGGTTTTCCTTGGTCTGAAAAATGAAATTTCAATAAAAAAAAGCCATAAAAATTTGGCAATTTGGCACTAAATCCTTGTAACTATTTGTAAATTAATCGTTTAAGTTTTGAATTTTGTGCCAATTTTGTGCCAAATCGATGCCAAATGTGACAAAAAATTGCCAAATAACGCCAATTGATGACTTCTTCGTAAATTTGACAGCAGAAAAAAACGGATTTCTATTTAACATAACAATGATTATCAGCAATGTATAAAAAGGGAGAATCAGGAAATCCAGGCGGTAGGCGTAAAAAAATAGACGCAATGCGTGAGGAGGCCTTGATGGCCGCCGAAGAAGGAGACATTCGAGACATCTTTAAGGCCTTAATTGAAAGAGCCAAAAAAGGCAACGTGCGAGCGGCACAGCTTATACTTCCTTACTTAATAGGACGGCCAGACGTTGTAGTTTCTCTCAAAGAATACCAGCCTGAACAGATAACACCGCTTTTCCAAATAATTAAACCACCGACGGTGGATGCAGAAGCACAGGTGGTAGATGATTCAAGTGCTATATAAATACAAGCCTTTATTTGACCCAAACCCACAAACCCGGTACTTTTTGGTTACGGGTGGGCGAGGGTCGGGTAAGTCTTTTCATGTAGCCAGCTCCCTCCTATGGCTTACATTCGAAGCTGGCCATACGATTCTATTCTTACGCTGGACGATGGTATCGGCTCATTTATCAATAATTCCTGAATTTGTCGAAAAAATCATTCAGCTTGGCCTTGAGGAAAAATTCAAAATCACAAAATCTGAAATCATCCACAAGCAGACCGGCAGCCAAATTTTGTTCAAAGGTATAAAAACAAGCCAAGGCACCGCAACAGCCAACCTTATGTCCATCAACAACCTAACGACAGTTGTAATTGACGAAGCTGGAGAAGTTCCTTCGCTGGATGTGTTTGAAAGGATAGACCTATCAGTAAGGGAGATACACTTACCAAACCGGATTATTTTGGTTTTAAACCCCTCCCACAAGTCGCATTGGATCTACAAGGAGTTTTTCGAGAAAAAGAGAACCGACACTTGCTACATCCATACGACTTACTTGGATAATCAGATTAATTTATCGAAGTCGTTTATAGATAAAGCGAATCAAACGAAGGAGGTCAACCCGGTTCGCTACCGTCACCTTTTTTTGGGCGAGTGGCTTGAAACGAAAAGTGGTCTCCTTTGGACTCAAGAACTAATCGATCGCTACCGCATTAACCTGATGCCGGAGTTGCAGAGGGTAGTAATTGCAATTGACCCGGCAACTACCGCCAACATGCAGTCTGATGAAACTGGGATCGTTGTTGCAGGAAAAGACATTGCCGGTAACTGCTATGTTATTTCTGATGAATCGGGAAGATACACGCCGGCTCAGTGGGGTAGCCTTGTGGCTAAACTTGCTGACCAGTATCAATCAGATTGCATCGTTGCGGAAAGTAACCAGGGGGGCCAGATGGTAGAGCATGTGCTTCGGCAGTACGACAAAAGAACCCGTATAAAGCTGGTGCACGCCAAAAAGGGAAAGTTCTTGCGAGCTGAGCCGGTTTTTTCTTTATACGAGCAAGGCCGAGTTTATCACTTTGGCCAAATGCCTAGGCTGGAAGCACAGATGGTGACCTTTAACCCTGCCGAACAGGAGGGTAGCCCAGATAGGTTGGATGCTTTAGTTTATGCCATAACCGAGCTATCGCAAAAGGTTGATATTAAGCGTATATTTGCGGGGAGGGTAATCTAAAAAAAATATGGGTGCGTTTGACATTTTACGAAGATTTTTAAGCAAAAGGCCGCCAGAGCAGGTCAGGGTAGCATTGCCTCTAACACCTGGGCAAGTGATTAGCCAGACCGATGGCTATAGAAACAATGATTACTTCGAAAGTGTCTCGAATTTGTTTGCCGTCATTGACTTTATTTCGGGTAAGGCGGCAAAAGTTCCGTTTATCCTTTATCGGCTGGACTATGCGGGTAAACGTCATCCAGTTGGCCAATCGCACCCTCTGATGCGGCTATTGGAGTCGCCGAACTCTCTGATGGCGAGGTCGGAGTTTCTTAAACTTCTATATTCTTTTAGACTAGTACACGGAAACGCCTTTGTGTTTGCACCGAGGCTTGAAGATGGTAGGGCAATTGAGATGTGGGTTCTACCCTCTCACATTGTCAATGTAGTTAGCGGGGGTTCTTTTGAGCCGGTGAAGAAGTACACGGTTCAAACGGTAGTAGGCTCTGCCTATGAGTTGGCTGCAACAGACGTCTGCCATATTCGAAACGTTAATCTAAACTGGGATAATGGGGAAAACTTGCTCGGGCTTTCACCTTTGGAGCCGCTGAAGAAGACTCTGGCTAAGATGCGGTCAAACTATGAGGCTCAAGAAGCCCAGATGAAGAACGGGGGTGCGCTTGGGGTTCTATACGAAGACCCCAGCAGCGGCATGCCTCCGCTTACGGATGTGCAGCGTGACATTGCGCAGAGGCTTGTCGATGAACGGGTCAATGGCAGTGCCAACGTTGGCAGGGTGATCTATCTAAGTACAAAACATGGTTACATAAACTTCGGTTTGTCAAGTCGCGAGATGCAGCTAATTGAAGACGCCAAGTTTAGCTTGCAAGATATTTGCCGGGTGTACCACTTACCTTCCATTTTAATGATTGACGACGCTGCCACATATAATAATTTACAAACGGCTCGGAAGGCAGCCTACACCGATGCCATTTTGCCAATTGTGGAGGAATTTGTCGATAAATTTAACTCTTGGATAGTTCCTAGCTTTGGAGATGGGTTGATTTTGGACTATGACACAAGTCAAATTGAGGAACTTCAAACCGACAAGGTAGCACAAGTGAATTGGCTAAACCAAGCTTGGTGGGTGGACGTTTGGAGAAAACAAGAAATTCTTGGCGAGATTCCTGATGACAGAATGAAAGGAGTTTATATGGTGCCGACCGGATTAACCAACTTCGACCCAGACGAGAAGAGTGACTTTGAAGAGATTTTTAATCGACTGGGCAATGCGTGACCCAAGGGACAAAATAGAGAGGTTTTACAACAGAACCTTCGACACCCAGCTGGCAAAGGCTTTCAAGAAGGTGATTGCCGACATTGAGAAGGGGGTGCCGCTGGAAATAATCGCAACTCAGGGAGAACTCTACTTTGATAGAAACGAGACTCGTGAAAATCTTTTTGGACTTTATCAAGAGGCCATCAAAGCTGGAGCAAAGGAAGCTGAGCGGGTGATACCGGGACTTAAAGCATTCGACCCGTATTTGTTTAACCAAGAGTTTTGGCGTGACGAGTTCTGGCAGCGGCATGCATTCAGCCGCTTGGAGCTCATTAATGAGAGCAACCGTTTAGCGGTCACGGAAGTGGTAAAGAGACTTACGTCGGTTGAGTTTTCATCGGATGATTTGATCAAAACTTTCTTAAAGTTTGGCCAAGAAATTAGTACTGCAAGAGCTTATCGGATAGTTAGAACGGAAACAACTGCGGCGTTTAACTACTCTATCGACAAAGTGGCTCGTGACTTCGGCACCGGAAATTTGGTAGCCGTTTGGAGTGCGGCCAGAAACAACCGCACAAGGCCTACTCATTTGGAAGCCGACGGCCAAGAAAGGGGGGAAGACGGTTACTTCAGGGTTGGCTCTGCTTTACTACGTTATCCCGGTGACCCAGCAGCTGACGATCCAGAGGAGGTAATAAATTGTCGATGTCGCATTAATTACCGTCGTAAATAGCCGCAACGTGACGTAGAATTACCCTAATTATATTTGCGGCAAATCAAAAGTGCTATGGAATACAAATCCTTTCCTTCGGCTATCAAGT